CAGGCTGGTAGCCATCGTAGAGGCGAATGTCGGGTCGTTCCCTAGAGCGTCTTGCAGTTCTTTGAAAGTATCGAGTGCTGCACCGGCCCCATTAGTGAGGCTGTTTGTTACGGCTACCTTAGCCGCCTCGATAGCGTCGTAAATCTTGTCCGCAGACCACGTAACCGTAGTATCCCCGTTGGTGGCCGCGTCATTTATCTGCGCCCCGGCGCTTCCCAAGGCTGCGTTGATTTCGTTAATCGCTGCTACCAGATTGCTCTTCTGGGTAGTAGTAAGGCCGGAAAGTGTGCCCTGATTGGTAGTCAGCGTTTTAATGTCACCGCCGATGGCTTGGGCCAGCGATACCAGACGTGTTGCTAAACTCATGATTTAACTCCTTGCGAGAATGTAATAAGCCAATGGATCGGTTGGTATGTCATCAGGGACGTATAGGCCACCATCCCCGCCTACTGCCATATTGTTTCCGGGGTCTGCCGACACACCTACGACTGTGGCGTCCCCTTTTTCACCTTTGTCACCTTTTTTACCTTCCGGCCCTATGGAGCCTTCGGTAACTACGACTATCCTCTCCTCCGTGGCTACAGCAACCTGCTCCTCCGTATCGCGCACTACCACGGTATTCTCTAGACTGACATCATCAATATGTACTGTAGCCATGATTTGCAATCGATTTCAAAATTTGTTAGACAGAGTTTAACCTATCTGCCCCAAGGTCTCAACAGACTACTTTGCCTTGACCACGAATTTAGTACCGGGCATGGGCGGGGCAATGAAATCCACCCGAGGCCGTGGGGTAGTAGATACCTTGAACAGTCTATGAAGCCCCTGTACCGTCAAGAAGATTTCCCCGTCGCGCTGTACGCGAATACCGGAGTTCCGATAGGCAGGGCTACTACATCCTCGTTTGTCCTCTGCATAAGGAGAAGGCTATCACTACCTCCCCCTGCGCTGAGTCCATCCTTGCCGTCTTTGCCGTCCTTACCGTCTTTTCCTGCGCGTCCTGCTGGCCCCATTGGGCTACAGTCGATTACGGTAATGATGTCCTCATCCTGAACTACTGTGAAACGTTCGGTAGAGACCATGGCTACAGGGTAGTATTTTCTTTTGTAACCGTAACGTCCCCGCTGACGATCTTGGTGACTACACCTAGCGGAGAGACCATTTCAAGGTCGTACGTTCCTTTCTTCCAGTCAAAGTCTGCGGTAACGTCATCGGGGATAATGATTTCAACGAACTGATTGACAGTATCGAGGATCAGGTTTCCGAGTTCGGTAGTGAGGGTGTAGAGGATGTCCCCGCCTACCCGTTCCCGAATCATCATCCTCGCAGTATATCCGTCAAGATCAACCACGGAACGGTACTTGATGTTCCCGGTGTTTGGGGTGTGCTTCTTGAACAGGGTGGAATTGACCCGGTTAATCTGAACCGTGTCTTTATCGATGTACGTACCCCTGTACCAATTCTCAAGGCAATGAGGTTCCGCAGCATTGAGTTCGGTCAAGCCTTGCGAGGCTTGGATTACGAAGGTCTGATCGATGAGCAATCCGTGATCGGGACAATGCACTACGCAAGGTGCGCTATTGTCGATAGCCACAATCGGGCGATACACGAAAGGCTCGACCTCCCACCGAAGATGCTTGCGGTAAGTGGAGCCTTGGATTAGCTTAAGTTTGAGTCCCATTTGTTTCCTCGCTCTGTAGGTATTGACAGCCTGACAGAATTATACCTACAGTGGCGAGGAAAGCAAACTGGCTACTACATTTTTGAAATCAATTTCAATTTGTAACGATAAGGTCAAGAATCTTGGCGTTGTACCCTACTGCCTCATCATCGAAGATTACTACTGCTACCTTGCCGGAGTACCCCTTCCAAGATAGTTTGAAGAAGCCATTACCCCCCGATACTCCGCTAACCAGAAGCTGTTTGGTGTCCCTACGATACACAGCTACTGTTCGTGATACGGCGATACCTTGCGCCTTCACATACCCTTGGGCATAGCTGGTAGTAACGCTGTTCTGTGACTGAGAAGACCCAGAGATATTACGAACTACATTCTGGTTTATCGCATCACAGAGTAGCGTAGGCAAGACAAGCAATGGCATCGCTTCATCGTAGAGCAACGCTTTCAGTACTGTCCCTGTTGGGGTTCCTGTGCATTTGTTGTACCCGCCCCGTACTTGGGATACCACAACTCGATTTGTCATGACACACCTGTAACATCAAGGAATAGTCTTCCCGGCTCTGACGTTCCTGTTATCGTCCCGCCGAATTGCACTTGCATGAACGACTTCGAGGCGTCAGGCGTTTGGATAATGTACTCATCGGGCAGCATGTACCAAGAGAAGTTATCCAGAGAAACAACCGTACGGTAAATCTGCGGCAGTGATCCTCTGTATCGCTTCGTATCTGCGACAAGTATCCGGCTTAGCAGCAAACCCGACGAAAAGGTACTACGAGGAAGCGCAGTATCCGCGTACCCGCCCGAGTCCCCCATGGCCCGTTTGTACCCGTATGCGTTGAAGTTATACGAACCGTCTTGGTTCCCATAGACGCCGATGTACCCCGAAGACATTGCCCGGCACCCGCCGCCTAGCGCGATAGCCCCTTGCGTATTGTTGAAGCCAGTAACCGCGAACTTGCCCTTGTCGTTAGGGTACGGAGAATCCAGATCGCCAAAGAAAGTCATCTGCCATCCACGAGTACCCCATCCGCTTCGCTTGGTGAAAAGATAGGCCCACCGTTCGGTAGCCACAACCATCCATTTAGAGAAGAGACCGTTATCTTGGTCGGCTTTGACAATCACCCCGATAGTTGCACTATCGTAGCCCCAAAAGTAGTTGGTTAGCGTAGGCGCTGCGGCGACGGTGCAAGCATCGCAAGCCCAAGCCGTAGCGTTACCGGGGGTAGTAGCACCATCCTTGACGTACAGTTTCTTCTGCGCTAGTCCCGATCCTGCCCCTTGGGTATAGACCGCTTGGAAGGTAGGCGCATCGATTACTGTCTTCGCCCATCCCGCCGCAGCTTTCGCTCCATACCCATTGACTAGGCATGCGTCCAGTACCGTAAGCAAAGAGCCTGCGGCAGAGGTCATCTGAGGGGCACTAGCATCCGTGCTTTTATAGACTGTTACCATGTTATACGCTCCACGTATCCGAGGTTTCGAGTACTAGCCATGAGTTAGCGATAGTAAGGTCGAATACCTCAAAGTTCTTCCCGGCCAACTCCCCACTACCCGTAAAGGTGTCGTTGTTCGCCCACGTAGATACCTGCGTACGGCGATGCCCCGGATTCCACAAACCTCGGAACTCTCCGCGAACTACCGGGTTGCCCGTATTGTTTGCCCCGGTTCCGTGCATGACATAAATCTTTTCGAGATTAACCCCACCATGCACCGGATCGGGGTATGTGTCGTACGAATATAACGTGTTTCTTGCTCCCAAGGTATAGGAACCGCGCTGCCCGCCAGAACTCATGTTTAGGCAGTTCCCTACACAGGTCGGTGTTGCATGCACCTGACCGATAGAGCCTAGATGGTTACGCGACATACGGGTACATTGATAAACCTCACTCGTAGGCTGCGTATAGGCATAGTCGAGGTAATAGGCTGCGCCTCCTGACGAACTGCCATACTGCCCGAGTAACTGGTATAGCGAGGAGAAGGTAAAGCTGCTGTGATTCAGTGCCGGGGCCGCAATGAACGGGTAGTTATCTCCCGGCAGGTAAGTTACGCAATCCCCGAAGTAACTGTGGTGCCAGCCATCCGTATTATCAGAAGACGTAAGTACTGGCTTAGTCAGGATGATGAGCGTTCTGTGATCCCCGATAACTACCCATTTACGTGCCACGGTATCCGCCGTACCTGACTTAAACATGCCCCGGTAGTTGGTTACTTCTGCGGCGAACAGTGCATTGACAAAGGTGGAGATAGCCGTAGCGTTCTCTGCTGCGTGCATCCCCACGCCGTAGGTGTGGTACGAGGCGTTGGTTTCGTCAAAGGCCACAACGTACCGGTTACGCGTGCCACTTACGCCCTGCCGGAAGATACTGCGGTTAGTGGTAGTGAAAGGCATCGACCATCCAAGAGCCGCCTCCCCGTAACGTACTGTGATAGTCCCGGTTGCTGGGGTAGTAGGCGTCTGGGACGCGGCCAGTTCAAACGTGAAGGTATTGGCGTCCGCCTGCGTAGCCACATACTGCCATCCGTTGTACTCAGGCTGCGTAGCCCCTTGGATGAATGCCCGGTTGCCTACAACCAAACCGTGAGCGGTAAGCACTACGGTAACTGTCGTGCCACTACGGGTAATACTGGTTGGCGTGCCTATTGTCTTCTGTCCACCTACCGTGATAGTCCCCGTAGCGGATGCGGGGGCACCTGCCGCTATAGGGAAGGTAAAGTAGTCTTCGTTCTCGATAGTGATAACGTGATTACCGTTATATTCAGGCTGCGTCGCCCCGAATACTGTCACCGTCTGGCCGGTAATGAAGCCGTGCCCCACCATTTCGCAGGTAGCCAGTCCGCCCGTCTGCTCGATCCTTCCCGGCCCTACTGCCGGAACGCCTTTGCATAGCGTCTCAAGCAGCATCGCACACATCTTGCCTTGCTGCCCGGTCAGGGCCGGTGCCCCACGATCCGTACTACGGTGCATTCTAATCGTCATGACTTTTCCTTATATTGAAATCGATTGCAAAAACTAAACCTGAAATGTCGGAAGGCTACCTTCGGAAACAACGCCACCGATGATAGCCCCCTCGACCACGCGTACCGAATCCCCGTTCTTGAAATTGGTAGCTGTCACATTCTGGCAAACCTGAAGCCCCTTATCCGTCATGACATGATACCCTCGCTCATCTACTTTGAGCAACGAGCCGGTGACAGATCGGCGTACTTCAAATAGTTTTTTGAGGGCTTTGATTCTGGCTGACATTAGAAATCCTCCGTAGGTCTGCTGACGGATACTTCAAGCACATGCCGGGTCTTGGCGATCTTAAGGGTAATGCCTGAGATTTTCCCTAGCCACGATTTGCCTTGAGTAGAGTCATGTACCTCTACAAGTTGCCCAAGCCGCACAAGAGGTCTATAGATGATGTCCATGGTTACTGTCTGGATAGGCATAGCATGCTCATCTAGCTCAACCCGTCCGCGCTCAAGCTTGGCTGACGTACTGGACAGAAGAGCTTCAACAATGTCTTGGCCCTTCTTGTCCCCCGTACCACGGAATACTACGATACTGCTCATGGCGACTTCTTGACCACAAAGAAGATCATAACTTGCGATACCGTCGGAGGTACGTTGTACAGCTTATACACCTTGCATGCCGACTTGTAGGTAGCATAGGCCACCCCTACCCGGTATTCGGGGACAGGCTTCTTCGTAACGGTATCGAAACCGCGAGAAGGGAGCTTGGCAGTAAATTGATCTGCCGGGGAGATAACCCCCAGACTCGACCCGAGCCACGAGTACGTCCATTCGCTAGAGATAGGATAGCTCACGCTTACCGAGTCCTCATTAGCGAACGCCAGATAGTTCTCTATGAACTTCTCCGACTCATCAATATACGTTACGGCCCCTGCCGAAGTCAGAACCTGATCGACTACGTACCCGGTAGGAATGAATAGCAGGATGTACGGAGTGTCGCCGTGGTAGAAGGATGTCTTGCCTGCGTTATATCCATCCTCCCGGTCATCAACTTCAGCGACCACGGATACGTTGGCGGTATCGTCTGCGAATTGAACAACGATATGTGCGGTTAGCAGTGAATTAGTGGAAGCCATTTTTTCCTCTTAGAGTGGTTCTGATTCAAGTAAAAACTGAGTCGGCCTTGTCGTGGGTAAGGCCACGCGGTAATCGAGGCTCCTTGTCCAGTAAACTAGCCGTATTACACTGTTAAAGGACGGGCCTCCAACAGTGAAAGACCGGGAATCTACGTCAAAGAGTAGTGCCCCTACATTCTGCGCCTCATACTGCACGCTATCTACATGGTGGATGGGGTAGCTAGTCTGCCCTTGTCCTTGGAACACTTCGATAATCTCTTCATGCTCCGTCATACCGAGATTGGGGGAATCAATAGATACGCCCGGTAGCCCGGTATGTATCAATGTAACCGCCGAGCGCCACGGATACAAGTAGGCACGCATGACCCCGGTAGTCGCCTCTGCGTAGTCAGGTATCCACTCAAGACTGTCGGAAATATCCTGAGAGATGTCGGTGATTACCAAACGGTTGAATACCTCCGACGAGACGTATGATTCATTGACCTTCAGAATATCCGTATCCTCAAGGAAGATATGTGACGGGGTGGTGGTGGCGTAGTTCGGGACACTTACCGGGAACAGGGAGCGGACGTATAGGCTACCGTCAATGTTCGTCTCAAGGGTCGCCCCTACCGCCTCCGCGAGAATCTTCACTACTTCAACGGGCGTCGAGTCCTGAACCGCTAAGCGATAGGCCGGAATGCCCCAATCGACTACCTGCCAGTCAATTCCGTGTATCAGTTCTTTGGCTACATCGCTAGCCTGTACGTATTCATCCCACAGATAGGAAGAGGAGACATGCCGTGGTGAGGTCAGCTTGGCTGATGGGCTAATACCCAGAAGCTTCATTGCATGGTTGGCCGGGTTACTTCTATCCAACTCTTTGCTGTCTACTATGAACTCGTACCGCTCCGACCCAATTACCACAGAGAATGGCTGATCTTGCTTGAGCTTGGCGTAATCGGTGACGTGCGTTAGGACGATAGAAGACTTCCACGCATAATCCCCTTCGTAGATAGATAGCTCTGCTTCTGACAGTCCGATACGCTCCCCGAAGTATTCAACGTACGGCTCATCCGTGATAGCAATTACTTGAGAGTTAGGTGCCGAGTATATACCCATTACTGAAGCTCTAGCACGCAGCACGCTAACTAGGCTGTAGTGGCTGGAGACCCCGAGAGTTACCGGAGTGGTCATCGAGTACCTAGAAGACACCGCTTTCTTGACTATCGCGTTGTAGGAGTACTGACATTGCACTGACGACCGAACTACGGTGTTGGAAATAGCGGAGTAAGTGGAAGATACTGCATTGCGTACCGACACGTTCTGTATCAAGGCGTAGTCCGCCGCGATTGCTTTGCGAACCGCGACAGGCTGTACTAGGGAGTACCCGGCCACTATCTCTCTGCGTACAGGGACGTTCTGCACCATGGAATACAGAGCGGCTATGCCTAGACATACCGGCATCCTGTAGCGGCCTTCTACGCTCTGCACTACTCTGTCTACGCTCCTTACTGAGTATTCCGAAGCTACGGACGCAGATATCGCAGACTGCACATCGTACGTAGAGCCGATAGCGGTAGCTACCCGTCCGGTGTACAGCCCGGTGATAGACGCAGAGACCGAGTACATCAGACCGTAGCACCCTACCACGCCCCTCCTAATACGCTGTACTTGGGCTGCTGGCGGGTATCCGGCAAGCGTAAGCACCCCTTCATTATCCAGCGTCACGTCAGGCGTGAAATACCTACTTACGATTTCTTTACGAATCCGCTGCCGCTGCACAATACCAGCGTGACCCGCTAGTGCCATGCCGCCGGTAAGCCCGAGACGGTGTATCAGGTTCTGTGTTATTGGTTGCGCGGCTAGCGTGAGCGCACCTAGCGGAATACTCGCACTACTTGACCGGGTATGCGATATGCCTGCATTACCAGCCAACGACAAACCCGCTACCTGTACGATACTCTGCGTCAAGCCTTTGAAGTACGTAGGCTGGTGTGCCGTCGTAACCAACTGCCCGTATGTCGTGATCTGCGACACCTTGGAACTCAAGGCAGTAGGTGCGTATCCGGCTACTACCATAGAAGCCGAAACCCCTACAGTACTGGTTTTTGTTATGTGGTCAGACGGCGCGTACCCTACAAGCGTGACACTACCTGCCGGGGCCGTGTGTTTAACGGTAGTCTTGGCAGGGTTGTAGCCCGTAAGGGTCATGTACCCGCTAACGTTGATAAAAGCAACAAGCCCCGTTACCCCATCAGAGGTAGCGAGGTCTATGTCTATCGCGCTTGCTGCCGGGGGCGTGTAGAGGCTGCCGCTAGATAGCTCTACTACAATCGCCCCTGCCGATGGTGGCGTATAAGCCATACCACTCTCCTAATTTGAAATCGATTTCAAAATTAGGACATTGTAAAGATGCCGTTTGCGTTCCACTGTACCGAATAGTCCGCCGCCGTAATCACTATATCTGCCGGGGTGTTGTCGACCAGAATCAGGGCGATGAGCGGATTGACTACCCCGTTGACCGTCTTCTCGGAGTATATGGCAAGCGTACGGTAGGTCTTCGTGAGTCCGGCCCACGTCGCAGGGTCTGCCGTGTATTTAGCGACCGCCGCTGCCAACGTTACCGACTTGTTAGCCAGCGCTACGCCGCCTGCCGTGTAACCGCCGCCTGCCGCGACCTCGTGCGAGGAAACATCACCAAAGATCGAATGTGCGGGATTGACCGTGTAGCTATTGCTAAGCATTGCGACTTTGACGGTATCACTATCCCAATCGACAGAGCCATCGCCAAGGTACTTACGCAATGCATTCGTGAGGGTGAGGGTACTTGCCATGGTTGATTCTCCTTTGTGTAATTGACGTGAGTATACTACAGAAAACTACATACCTCTATGACCAAAGAGACTCTAAAACTGTAGCCCCTTTTCTTCGTGGTGCTTGCTGCAAAAAGCTATACCCTACGCAGTCCGGGGCAATAGAAAATAGAACCTCGGGGGACGCGAAATCGTTTCGTAAAATCTTCACTCTAGGTACGGTCTCCTCTATGAAGATGCTGTACAGCAATTCCCTATCCGGCTCCTCTTCCCCTCTAATGGCCTCTTGAGTAGAGCGCTCTCCGTACTTGACGGATATGCTTACAAGAATATTGTGGTAATCGTACAGCGTACGTATCAACTCTTCTACATCGGCGTCTGTCCCGTCATTGTCTGCTTCAATATCGCTTATGTTCTGCGCATTCTCTTGTATAACCTTATCGATAAATTCGATGATCTTGAAATACGTAAGCCTCGACAACGTTCCGTGATGAATGTACGGAAGGTCTCGGATAGACGTTGCTCTTGCCCCGACACAGTACCCCTCTGCGCCCGTAATGTTAGAGTACAGGATAAACGGTACATAGCGTATCGCTTCTCCTATTTTCCACTCTTCATACCCCGCATCCATCCCAATACTCGGAGGCACTACTCTCTCCCCTAGATAGGCATCGTGCCGAGTGGAGTTACCTTCGGCGTTGATGGAAGAGCCGGGTTCTCCCGGAGGCGCACCGCCATAGTACCCGTTCTGTCCGTACACTCCTCGAAAGTCGTAAGCCACTGAAGATACCGTACCGCCTACTGCGTTGCACCCTCTGGGACTACCGAGTACCGGGCCTGTGAGTATGTTACTCCCGTAGTATCTCGTACCGTTAGGCCCGTTGCAGTACGGCGCTATCAAGAAGTACCAACGCGAAGGAAGCGTATTATTAGTCCATGGTATAGAGAACCTTACCCACGAGCTACCGATCTTCGTGTACGTGGTATGGACAGAGACCTCGGTTACTGCGTCTATTACACGCAACTCCCATCCATTAGGCCATACGACAGAGCCTCCCTCTACTGTCTGCGGCATAGCGCTAAAGTTCAAAGAACCGTTGTATTGGTACGGTGCTGTAAGCCAGCTAAGCTCTACGTTCTGTGGGGAACCCGCTACCGGGGCCGGGAACGCAAAAGGCTCTGGCGGCGTATATTCAAGAGGGATACGCTTTATGCTACTAGCGCCGCTAAACAGGAAAGCTCCTGCGACATGGCCTATACGCTCCGACACTACCCCAACAAGCGCATCCGTAGAAATACTCCTGCCAGTAGTATCCGGGTCAAGTGTGCCAACTATAGAAGATACAGACAACGTACCTGCATCATCCACTTCCCATACGTGATTAACCCCATCAGAGCAGGTGGTGGATATTGTAAATCCAGAAAAGGCTACCGTCAGTACATCGAAACGTGCGCCTGTCGCATCGCATAGCGCATACGTCATAGACGAGGCTGGTGCCAGTACCGACGTTTGCGTAGATATGGTGGGCGATCCGTACGCGTATTCTCTAGTCTCCGTGCTGGTGGTTGTGTATTCGGCCAGAAGCGGAGTGCTGGAAGCAATGATCGGCCTTGTGTTGCCAGCCAAAAGCAACGTATATGCTCCGGTGGCGGTAGCTTTAATATGGTGCGTAGTGCTCTCGCTAACTGTGTCTATAGGGCGTGCGTACCCGTTAGTGTATCGGCCACTGGTAGTAGTTGTCGCTTCTTTTTCGTAGCAAAGGCCTGTATATTTCACCGCCTCTACTCTACTCGCCCCCATGTACCCTCTAGCGTACCTATCGTATGCAATGGAGTCTAACGTAGACCATACAAGCTCTGCCGGGTCTGGTGTGGCGGATATGGAAGTACTATCAACACCATCCCCCCACCCCTCCATGCCCAACGGAGCCATTATAGGCCACGATGCGGTATGGCTGGTCTCACTCACCGTTGACCCTCTGCTTTCTGGCGGTACGACGGATACGCTAACGCCAGTTACGCCGGATAGCGTAGAGGCTTCTGTCTTAACCGTAACAGCTTCATCAAAAAGCGTAGTGATAGGGGACAGTATTACGCCTAGATCGCAGGCACGACACATAGGGGCATGGGCTAGGGTAGTATAGGTCTTTGCTATCTGCACTACGGAGTCTCTGGCCGCGCCGTATACGTCTGCGGCAGACATCTCCGCGTCGGAAGGATACGTAGGGAAGAGGGTGTATAGCACGGAACGCTGTATCTCCGCATCCGGTATCACTGAAGTACATACGAAGTACCTGCTCGTGAAGGCAGAGGATAGTTCGACGTAAAACTCGTATGCGAGTTTACCTACCCGCTGGCCGCTTTCCGTAGTTACGTCTACCGTGCTCAGTACATCATCTTTACGGACGTTTACGCCCCCCGCCGCAGGATAGCAGTAATAGAAACCTTCCGCTACCCGCTTTTGCTCTAATGTGGTGTGGTATGCCTGATAGAAAGACTCAGGATGAGTTACCTGCGGCATGGACGTAAGTTCGTAGTAGGCTACCCCTAAAGGATTGTACCTGTCAGTAGTCAGATGCATAGTTTTTATGTTAAACGTACCTGACAGTGTGACACTATATGCCCCGGCATAGACCTGCACAGTACAAGGCACTGCACCTCCGGCGACCAGTGCAGAAACATTCCCGAGAGGTAGCGTGATTTTGGCGTATATGGCGCTAGGGGAGGAAGCCCCTGCCCTTCCTGTAGGAAGGAAGCTCTCTTGCACAGATAGATGGATTCTGTCGTCCTTCTGGTAACTATCCGACGACCGGGTAGAGTTGGTAGTGCGGTGAAATTGCTGCGCGTACGTACAACTATCCCAAGGGTTGGACGTGCCGTACGACCCGTAATACTCCGAAAAGTGCGACGAAGATTCTGCCGTCAGGTGCCGTACCGTAGCCACCGTATACATCGAGGAATGTTCTACTATGTACCTACCGGATGCCGTATCGTAACGGATACCGGACACTATCTCCCTACGGTAGTACGGAAACGATACGAAAGCTATACCGTAGGAGTAATATTCGTAGCTGCGTCCCCACTCGTACGTGTAGTCATTATTCGTTGCTGAGGAGCCAAGCCCTCCGGTACAGTTAGGTATCCCGGTGGTTAGACTCTGAGAGCGTGCCACGTAGCTGTAGGCATACCCCGGAGAGGCATGAAGCCCATTGGGTAGCATATCGACCAAAGACTCCAAACCACCCGGAATAGTAGCAGAGGCAGTATGGTGTAGCGTGCATGCCGTCCCGCCTAAGATTTTATAGAACCTCTCCTGACAGTATTCTCGATACACATCAGAAGGCATGCTACCGACCGTCCACGCCTTAATCGTGTCCTTAATAACCTGTAACTCTTCGCTAGCGCTCATATCGGCAGCATTCACAACCGAGACGGTTAGGGATAGCGGAGTACCTACAGCCGGTACTCTAGTTACATTCTTGTAGAACTTATCACTCGCTACCGGACTTGCCGATACTGATAGCAGTGCCCCTTGTGTTTTTCTATCAAGATAGGTGCCGGATGTGCGGACTGTAGGGCCGAATCCTAGCTTAGCAGCCACTACTCTATCTTCCGGCCCTCCGACGTACGCCCCGATACTCTTATCTGCCATTTTGCAATCGATTTCAATTAGTTGAAGGGAAGCTGCTATCAAAAGTTACTTGATAGATGTCGGGATCGTACGAGGCTATTATCCGTTTCTTCAAATGCTTCCAGTCAATGCCCTCCCAGATAAGAGAAAGCATGGTATTGATTCTCTGCGCCTGCGTGTTGAAATCTACGTTGTTCGCGTTAGACTGGTTCCGAATAACCGCAGTAGAAACTACCGGGCGGGTAGGTGCTTTAACTACCAGCTTGATACGGAAAGATACCAGTGTCTCAAGAATTACTTTGCGCGTGGTGCTGTTTCCGTCCGGGTCAGTAACTTTCTGATACGAGACGGTACGGACTACCTCTCTCCGTGCATTTATATCGGAATTGGATTTGTACGGCTCCCCCACAGGCACGTCGTAATGTACTGTACGCATCTTCGGGGCACGGTTGAGTAAGCGTCTGTACTTATCAAAATGCTCCTTATCCTGAACCTTCTTTGACTGTCTAAGCGACTTCTCCACCTTAGACCCGTCAGCGAACGTTGACTCCGTAGCCGTCCCTAGCATCACCGTGCGTCCCGCGTACGAGGAGTTACGCAGTTCCTTGGTGTAGTCTAGCGGGAGCGCTTCAGTCGCGGAAGACTGGTACGTACTCATACGGCTAGGATTATTCAACAGAGAAAAGTACCCTACCTCATGAGTGCGTGCTATCTCTATGTTGCTTGCGTTTGGGTCTATACTCTCTGCACTATTCGGGTATGTCCCGTTAGTGGGCCACCCCATAGGCTTCTCCCACATACCGCTCTCTCTGGCAAGACCAGAAGACTCTACCCTATACAGTTCAAATTCTGCCGATATACCCTCTGGCGGACTGATAGCGAATACTATAGGGGCAATCGGATCGATTATCGGCGGCGTGCGTATAAACCCCAACAACTGCCCGTAGTCGTCAGGATCGGGCATGTAGTACATCTCGAAATCGTTGTAGATATTCGGGTAGTACCTAAAAATCTGGTATTGCGTTATGTAGAAGAATTTGACGACTACATAGCACGGACGACTGAGTACAAGAGCGTTTTTTGTACTATCGAAACCTACGTGTACGTTTATCTCATTGCCTCTAATGTCGTATGCCTGCCCGTCCACGTAGTAGGACAGGCCACGGACTACGGGATAGCTTAGGGTGCATTCAGCATCCCCATTCACTACCCACGAACCTGACACTTCCTTCTCTCTAACCTCTCGGGTACTTACTAGCTCCCCCTCCGTCACAAGAGTTTTTATGGTCTGATCGAAATGCATAGGAGTCCCTACTGGACTCCACGTACCGGGGGCGAAGGCCGGGTACTTCCTGATTCTCACTGCGCCATACAGCGTCTGATCCTCATCCGGCCTGTCGTCCATCTCGAAGACGTACTTAGCGGGTATGTAGTCATGCGACTTGAACCCTATGGTTACATTCTGCTGTTCTACCTTCGTGTCAGCCATACTCGCCCCCTGCACACCGTTACGCAGTCTCGCCGTCGATAGCAACGACAAACCTATTACCGGAAATGGCCCCGGCTGCCGGTGGAACGACCCGCTTCAGCCAAAGAGGAATTGCTGCCGGTGACGTGGTGAAAGTCGCCGTATCTCCTGCGGCCCACGCTCCTGTAAAGGCAGACGCCGGTATTGTGAAGAAAGCTGTTCCTGTCTCGGAATTGACAGGTGCCAGATCGGTCAGAGTATTGCCGCTTCCTGCGGAACCATGACGGACGCCTTCTACACTGTATGCAGTAGAGGACGAGAACGTAAGTGTCCATTGATCGTAGATCGTACCCAGATTGCCGAGAACCATAGCACCGAAATACAGATCACCGTTACCAACCGTCGCTACGTTGGTGTTAGTAACCACAGGTGCAAGGTTCGCGCCCGGAGCATAGACATTGGCTACCCGCGTATCTGAGGCGGCATACGCATTCGTCAGAGGCGCGGCAAGATGAATAGTGACGATAGAGCCTGCCAGCGTAGGTACGCCGCTAATAACGGCGAACTCTTCTTGCCCTGCCGCATTCACATCCGCCTTGTTGGATATGCGGATAGTGTCACCGTCCTTGAAGAACTGCACGGCGGGGTCTTCTATCAAGACATTGATATTCGATGCATTGCTTGAGATATTCGCATCCAGTTTCCCTGCCCCATAATACTTCGGCGTCCCCGGAATACCGGATTGCAGATCACTTTGCGTCCCTGCAATAATGAAAACTTCGTCGTCCCCTTGGGTGTACTTGTCGAGGAAGACACGCGGGTTGAGCAAAGCCAAGTCTGCGGCGTTGGCGTTCTTGAAAAATACCTTGCGGAATTTGGTTGAGCCGGTAGTACGCTCGGATTGGGGGACATCGGGAAAGATGTTGTTATTAACGCTCGTGACGATTTCATTAGCGGAGATTACCCCGCCGTTGCTGGCCGCAACATCGCCAACGAGAGAGCTACGATAAAGCTTCAGTTCTGTGCCGAGAATGGGCATTTTCAACTCCTTAGACAGTGATAAATTTGACGGTGCCGGTATAGCAATCTTCAGGTAGAGGCACCGCCTTCGGTTGCAACGGAACTATGTCTATCGCAGGGCTATCATGGTGCGCGAAAATTACGTTCAGTACCTCCCCATGGAAGTTCAAAGTATACACGCCGCCCGGTACTGACGCCATAGCTTCAATAGCGTCGACCATGGCCTTAGTGAGCCAGCCTGTATCTTCCGAGGCTACCAGAGTTACCGGCCTGTTACCGTGAAGAGCCTTACTATACACAACGGGGTTCCCCCCGAGGGTGGTTAAAACTTCCTGCGCTACAGGGGTGTAGGCTAAACGATCCTTCCATTGCAAAGAACCGCTCAGCGCCACCCCATTCAACATTATCGACATCTTACCCTCGATTCATCTTGTGAAGAGCCTTAACTAGCGTATCAACCTGACTACGCTCACCAAGGAGAGAAACCTTGTCCCCTCCTACGTTCAGATCGACCGCGTAACGCCCTAATATCGCATCATTACTCTGCGGCATTAAACTTACGATACCGCCCCCTGCTCCGACTAAGGACGACCCTATGTATCCGCCTCCTGCAAAGGCAGGAAGACTTAACCCGCCACTAACCTTTGTAGAGAAGTTGGACAGCGCGATCTTACCTCCTCTTGCAATCGATTTCAAAGCTGCAAAGAAGTTCTCCCCAAAGAAGGAAGTAGTTTGCGCATCATTGATATACTCCCCGTTAGACACCCAAGACAAAATAGAATCGCTGGTTCCAGTACCCGGCCCACGAATAGGCCCACCCTCCGCGTTCTTCTGTATGTTTGCCCCTCCTCCGCTGGTGAAGGCAACATTGGCAACGAAGTTCTTGTCCTTAAGCTGCTCCTGCAACGCTTTGGCTGCGTCAGGAAACGCTACCGAGGCCGTCGCCGGGTTAGCGGCCAGTACCGTGTTCAATCGGTTGACTACCTCTGCCCCTAGCTCCGCAGACTGCTTCAGGTTATCCACAACAGCCTTGGACGTATCTGCGATAGATGCACCTACAGGAACAATAGAGTCTGCGTAGGTACGCGCAACTTCTTTGATCGACTGGCTCATGGCATCGATCTTCTCGGACTGCGCAGCAACCGCACTGAACTGATCCAACCCTCTGAAGTCCGAATTTGCAATCGATTTCAAACTATCAGTAATCGCGGTCATCCCTTCCGTACCAGCAAGTACCTTCGCGGCGATTGCTTCTTGCGCTTTACCCAATTCTGGCGCAAGTTTTGCAATCTCAGTCAAGGTCTTCTGGTAGTCCTCTGCTTTCTGCTTCAAGGCACCGAGTCTAGCTTCCTGATCTTGGTGTTCTTTGGTAGCCGCTGCACTGGCCTGTGCTAATGCAGACTCACTTGCTTGCGCCTGCGCTACACGGGCCTTGGTAGTTGCTTCGACTTGCGCCTTGACCTCCTCATCAGATACTACGTACTTGGGGCCGAATACTGTTTGAACAGGCTTAGCCGCCTCGTTCTTAAATTCCTTGGTCTTCTCCGTCAAATCCTCTACGGCGATCTTGGCACGTTCCGACTCCTCGCGTGCTTTCTTAGCGAACTCTGCTGCCTTATCCTGATTTCCGGCCTCTGCGTACTCCTTAGATTGCCTAGCATACTCTACGGCCTTAGCAGAAGCCTCGTTAGCCGTCTTCTGATCTTCAGCCATTTGTCGCTGAATTTCTCCGATAATCATGCGCTGACGTGCTTCCTCTTGGAAGGCCACACGCATCTTGTCCTCCCAAGCAAAAGCCTCCTGCATCATACCTAGCTGCTTGGCTATTTCCTCAGACGATAACCCTTGGCTTTCCAGTTGCTGCTTAAGCAGAGCTAGGGTCTCTGTCTGCAATGCCTTGTACTGCTCGTTATCTCTGTTGGCGTTAAAGTCGAATTTTGCAATCTTGAGAGTAACCGCCCGGCTGTTGAAGTACTGCCCGAGACTTGCTAACTCCTTCTTACTGTCATTTACCACAGATGCAAGGTTAGCCTTAGCCTCTTCGTACAGCTTCTTGATATTCTCGGCATTGAACCTAGCCCCGTCCTCTACCTTCTTCTGCGCGGCGATCTGTAGATCAGTTAGCGCCTTGAGTGCTGCTACTTCAGAAAAATTGGATACAAGACCCCTGCCTTTGTCCTGCGCTGCTTTCTTCGCATCGCCTAGAGCTTCATACGCACCCTTGAGACGTGCGGCCTCTACCCCCTCAAGAGCCATCTGCGCCTGTTGCGCCTTGAGGTCTGCAAGCCTATTGCTGATAGGGTACGCATCTTTGGCAGCGTCTGCGTTAATACTACTCACAGCCTTGGTGTAGGAAGGTGCCTGCTTATCCGGGATGTCCTCTAGGTTGGATAGACGAGCCTTACGCTTTCTCTCCACTTCGGCCAGCTTGTCGTCAATCTCTTTGATCTGCTTATCGATGGAGGTCTTGGAGGTCTCAAGGGCAGCATTCGTTTCCTCGCCTACACTGCCGAGAATACGTATGAGTGCGCGAACCTTCTCAACAGTGGCCTTGGCTGCATCAGGGAAAGCGTTCGCCATGAATACCGTAGCACCGGCTGAAGAGAGTTTGAGTTCGTCGTACGAGGTCTGAAGTACTTTCAGTTCCTGCTCAAGTACCTTGACGTTCTGCGCTGCAAGGATAAACGCCGTCTTATCTTCGTCGGATGCTTTGGCACTGTTACCCGTCTTCTCTGCCTCTACCAGCGCCTTCTTCGAGGCATCAAGCTTCTGTTGCCCTTCCAGAACACGCTCAAACGCCTTCAACGCCGCTATACCACCTTCGTCGAAAAGAGGAGCCAAACGTTCCGCCTGTGCCGCTGCTTCTGCGGCCACCTTTGCCATCTCCGCGTTGTTGTCAGTAGCATCAGTCTGGAAACGCTCACGAGCCTTAGACAGAAGATCGAGAGAGCGCGTAAGGTCATCCACTCGCACCTTCGCCGTGCTTACCTCCTTCTCCGATACACCAGTCTTGATACCGAACGGCGTAGCGCCAGCACCGCCCTTGAGTTGGGCTTCTTGTTGCTGCTGCGCGGACAGTTCTGCATACTTGGCCTTGGCTTCCGCAAGCTGCCTATTGACCGCCTTCCATTGCGTCTCCACGAGAGAAGTACTTGAGGCAATGTCTGCGGCTTTGAAGGTAAGATCAGCGTACTTTCCGTTGATCGTTTGCAAGGTGCTAATCTCCCTCGCAAGAGAGCCATTCAGTACATTGCCGGAAGACGATGACGCCACTGCCTTAGCGCGAGACTCTGCTTGTGCGTCATAGACCTTGGCTAGTTCTGCGGCCTTGCGCTTCTCTTCCTCCATGGCCGCTGTACGCTCTGCGGCCAGTCTTTCCTGCTCTACCTTGGCGGAATCTGCGATACCGAGAATCTTCTTGAGACCGGCGATCACAGGATCGAGTACGCCGAATAGATCGAGGAAGAAAGTAACCACACCTAGCACTGCCGCAATAGCCCCGCCGATTGCAACGAAACGCATCAGGAATACACCTACTGCGGATGCTGCCGAAAGTATGGTCGTACGAAGAGACGCGAACACCAGCCCGAACGAACTAAGATTAGCCAAAGACTGCTGCGTAGTCGTAGCCTGATTTGCAATCGATTTCAAATTTGCTTCACGGCGCTTCAACGAATTATCGTACGCCATGTCGAGACTGGATTCGGCTACAGTCAAGTCAAGCATGCGCCTGTTAAGCGACGCCTTCGTTTCTGTCTTGGCGGCATTGGCGGCTTTCTTGGTTCCGCCTGCCGCTATCACCGAATCGTACGCCGCTTGTACCTGTGCTTTCTGCGTAGCGGTGATCTGCTCCATCTCTGCCTTGATACCGCCGAGAACCGTCAGGCGCTGCTGCGTGCGTTCATTAAGAAGCTTTTCTGCGTCCCCCATCTTAGCAGTCTGTGCTACAAGCTGCTCCTGCATGGCGAACTTCGAGGATAGGGAGCTATCTAGGTAGGTAGCGATCTTCCCTGCCGCAGAAACACTCTTTGTTGTCTTGCCTGTCCCGGCTGCTGCGGCGTTACTCGCATCGAGTTCCCGCGCTGCGGCGGCTACGCTCTTTACCGTTTCCTTGTTGGCAGTTAATAGCCCGTACCACGCTTTCGTAGCATCTGCTGCGGCTTTACCCTGCCTAACCAACGCTGCGGTGATGCCAAGCAACCCTCCAACGATCTTCATTCCTAAGAAAACCTGAAGTAGCGTAAGGAGCGGCCCCATTACTGCACTAAGGCCGGATAACGTCTTGATGGCACTTAAAATAGCATCAGCGAACGTACCGATGTACGTGCCCATGCGGTCAAAGAACTCAAGGAAGGCAGGGTCTTTAGCCCAATCCTGAAGCTGCTTTGTCATTCTGGTAAGGTAAGGCAACGCTCTGCGTCCTACTGCCTCTGCAATACCGATAAATACGTTCTGTAGCGCTATGCCCTGCGCGATAAGCCCGGACATGACTCGCTCTTGCTCTTTGATAGCGGAGGTTCCAGTAAGGTATCCCTTCGCTGCGCTTGCAATATTCCGGTTAAGCACTTCATACCCGGTACTTGCGTCCTTAGCAAGTGACGTGACCAGAGCGAAGATTCTCCCGCCCCCTGTCGTTTGCTGCGCAAATGTCGCCTTCTGTACCTCACCCATCTGATTGAGGGCATCAATGTACAGCTTGAGCGCTGCTATACCGTCGGATTTAACCAGAGCAGCAAACTTCTCTACCGGCATCCCGAGTACCGGGGCGATAGCTTCCGCATTGGTTTGTAGCGACAGGAAAATCTTATTAAACGACGTACCTACCGTTTCCACCGTAAGGCCGAGGTCTCGTCCGGTTGCGGCTAGTGCGGCGGATTGCTGTAGGTTAAGCGTACCACCGGCTGTACCGATACGCTGAATCATATCGATAAGGTCTGCGCCGTTTGCGGTGGAGTTGTTAGACATCTCGTTCAGCAGAGACGAAATACGCTCTGCATCGCTGATAGCGATCTTGAAGATGTTGGTTAGACGGGCAATAGCGTTACCGGAGTCTTCCGCGCTGATGTCAAGTACGGAAGCCATTCGGCTTGCAGCTTCGGTAAAGATGAGGAGACCGGACACTCCTTCCCGGCTTAACCCCATCTGACCGCCTGCGGCTGCGATCTTCGCCAAGTCTTCCGCAGAGATGTTGAGTTGATAAGAAAGCTGCTTTAACCCGTCGCCAAGCGTCGTGAGTTGTGCGTCAGTGAATTCGGTAGTCTTACCGACATTCAAAAGCTCTCGCTGAAAGGTAGCTGTGGCTTTTACGGGGTATACGGCTACGCTTACTGCCGCTAGCGATGCCGATACTGCACCAACAAACCGGATGATGCTCGACTCGATACCTTTCAGTACCTTTGTCGTCTCATCCTTGCCCTCTACGACTACTTGTAACGAGCTAACTGCATCAGCCATCTTCAACCCCTAGTGATTTAACGTACTCTTTGAATCCCTTACCAGAAAAGGAAATGCCTATAGCGTTCACGAGGTCTGAAAAACTCTCACTACGGCGATAGGCATTTCGGCGTTTTGCTCCTTCTGCGTATAGGAATACTTTGTCTAGTGGCATCTTGAAAATCTGTCTCTCCTCGAATCCTTCTGAGACCAACGCCAAAATACCGTCGACAAAATTAGTCGCTAGAGTTCCTACCCTACCTTCACGCCCTTGAGGAGCGGTAGAACCCTGTTCATAAAAAAATCAGTATTGACCTCGACAACCTGCATGATGACTTTGACCAGATCATCGACCGGAAGCTTCGCTACCGCCTCTTTGGTTTCCAGCGAAGTCATTGCGCCAACCAGCGTGTAGACATCGGTAGCGTAATCCGCGATCAATTCAAGGATGAACGAAACATCATCAACCTTGTCCAGCAACTTCTCTTTGATACCCTTGGCGTCTTTAAGTGACAACCCCAAGTCCTTTGAAATCTTGGCCCCGAACTTCAGCAAGAGCGGAAGTGTCTCGCCGCTACACACCATGACCTGAACCTCAGTTGTAGAGGAGAGTACTACCACCCCCGCGCTGCCTGTCAGGATGGTGCCCATTACTTCGCTAAGCTCTTTTTCCTTTTTCATACTATTCACCTTTACCTTATGGTTGACATAGAAAATTGGTTGTGTTTCAGAGAGTATTCCCTCCCCGGCACATAGGATACACCGAACGCTACGATGTCTGCAATAAAGCGTACCCTAGAAACGAAAACGGCCCCAAAAAGGGGCCGTGTGTCTTACATTGCAGAATCTTACGAAGCCGCTACATTGCGCTGCCGGAAGAACTTCGACGCCAGCGGGTCGGTGATGAACATATCCGCCAGCAGGGAGCCTGACATATCAATCGCAGCGATGTCCTCGTTAATCAGCGAGTACCCGGTAAGCGGATCGAACTGCGCCCGGTAGCAATCAACCAGAACGTGCGAACCGTCAACCGTGTTCAAGCCCTCGAAGCGCAACCAACGCTCCGGCGATACGGCCTGAGTGAAGGCTTCCAGATTGGTGTAGGCACCATGGCTGTAATCCACGGTAAGATCGTCGCCGTCCGTGAGGGTAGAGCCGGTCGCCGGGAAGACCAAAACGCCGTTCTTCGCATCGACCGTGTAGTCCGTGCCAAGCACCTTGACGTTGGTTCCCATGTCGGTGAAGACAGCGGTTCCCGAGGTTACGGTGCTGCCGTCGGTAGGCCACGTCGGGTTTGTTCCAGCAGTCGTACCCGCCGTAGTTACCTTGTAGTAGTGACCGTTCGACACAACCGGATGCACCAATGCGTTCAGCGCGAAAGCAGTAGTCGTAGCGAATACCACAGATGCAGGCGCATTGACGACAACCGCCGAAACGTCCGGGTGCATCAGAGGCATACGCTTGCCCTTGTAGAACTTGGTCGCCTCGCCGGTAACAGTGCCGAGCGGGACGACTGCGGTTTCCCCATACAGGCCGATTGCCAGATTGTCGATGGAGACGTTCTCCATCTTCATCTTGAACTTGCCTTTCTTTTCCTTAACCAGCGTGAGGTCGAGGTTACGGCCACCCGTCTCCGATTCCTTGTGTTCAAACTTCGACACTTCGATGTCGATGGAGAGTTCGGGGACGTTGCCGACTGGTACGAAACCAAGGGGCTTGCCGGTTGCCGCGTCACGCTTTGCCGTGTACAAGCTACCCTGTCCAGAGTAGTAATAATTTGCCATCTTGAAGCTCCTTTACGAGTTATTGAAATTTCCAACAGCCGAAACAACCGTTTGCCATACCTGAGAGTAAAACGCCAGACCGTCGCCCGATGCTGCGGGTTCAGGTTTTTCACCAACGAAGCGCCACGGCCTAGAGTTTACACCCTTATACCCCATGATCCGTTTGCGTAGATCATCAAGTAGATTCGTAGCTTGCGGCTTTGTATCGTCCTGACCACCGTAATGATACTGTATAACTATCATCACTGTAAACTGCATACCTAGAGTGGTAGCAGCATGAGAGCTTGCGGCTACCGGAGTAGCGGTGTTTCCCCCTTGCATCTTATCTGCCGGAAGTGCCCCATCATACACTACCCCGGCTAGAGGAAAGTTAAGCCCCTGCCCTTCTGACTGCACTGATAGGTCGTCTATGTCGAAGGTAGAGAATCCGCTTTCCTTGAACGCAGGGACATCCTTTACCAACCACTGCAACTCCTCATGCAACTCTACGATAGTAGGTATAGCCATGATTACGCCTTTGCAATCGATTTCAAATTACGGCGAAGTAGTCCGCTAACCGCTACTACATCCAGCCGACTCAATCCTACGAACTGTCTCTGCTCCTGACCGCCAAGGCCATAATTGTGCAAACGACCATACTCTGCGGCTACATGGTCATTGATGCCTATACGAAACCCTGCCCCGGTATTACCTGCGAGCAACCCGGTGTTATTGCCACGAATGATTTGAAGTGCAGCGAATAGCCTACCCGATGCCTGAAGTAGTGCCTCCGGCTTCTTGAACCCATGCCTACGCTTAGAGGCTATAGTAGATTCAAGCAGTCCCGGCCATGGCGTGCCGTCTGGGGCAACGCCTTGTGCAAACCTAGCCCGTACTCTCCGTATCAGGAGATTTTCTATCTGAGGGTCGGTCAGTACTCCTACCGCTGCTGCGCGTACCCTCTTTATCTTCTGTACAAGTGCATGCGCCCCTTGTACTTGTGGGGTGTCAATCATCGACCACACTTACCGTAGGGAACACTACGGTCATGCGAAGACGCTTGCGGCTATTCAATAGCTGAGAAGCCAAGTGGCGTATCTCTGCCGAGATATTGATAACAGTCTTGTCTTTGCGATTAGCCGGAGAAGATACCAAAACGTTCTGCGCATGCACTGCTACGGAAACGGAACATTCCTGCAACCATTGCGGTGCGTCAAGAACCCCCTCATCACCGTCCGAGGCAGGCAAACCGGAGTCATAGACTGCCGAGAGCATACACTTACCCTTGCGCTCCTCTTTGCGGAACGTAATGTAGCCTTTTTCGGGGTCTAGCATGTACTCTGAGGGATCGACAAGCTCACCATCCGTAGGAAGGATAAGCGGGTCTCCCGTAACCGACCGCCTAACCTTCAAGGTGTAGGGATCGACAAACATATTCTTCAGCCGGAAAGTGAGTTCCCCGCTGGTAGTGTCGAAGTAATCTGCTACGTGCTGTTCAGCGAACGTGGTTTCAAGCAGGTTTTCGAGAATGGGGTACGAAAGTTCCAAGGACTTCGAGGCGTTCGCCAGCGATCCTGTGTTTTCCACAATACCCATCGTGGTCAATACGGCTGATGCGTCGGCTAGTCTCATCCTTGGAACCTCTCGTAGTTACTTCGGTATTACTTGGCAGCGGCTTTGGTACGGGCTTTGCGAACAGGCTTCTTCGGGCCATCACCTTCGCCGCCTTCGCCGCCTTCCGCTTCGTCCTCGTCGCCATCCACTTGCTCGAAGTAGAAATGCTCGTTATTCGATGCGTCTTTGTAGGAGTCTTCCAGCAAGGTGTTTGCCAGTTCTTCCGAGACGGTGATCTTCTGGCCCTTCACGATTACGTCGTCGCCAACTGCGGGGCAAGCGTAGCGTTCGCCATTGACCATTTTCAGTGTTACCTTTTCTCCTGCGCTCATTGCCGTACTCCTTACCTGTTGTGAAACTGATTTATGAAATTGATTTCAAAAACTACGCGGGGTTTCCCCCGCGCCTTACTGCATTTTACTTCTTGTTGAACCAGAAGAGAATAACCTGATTCGTTGCTCCGACAACCGAGATACCGCCAGTAGCCGTACCGTTTGCCAGAGTAGCACCGGACACAGAGATACCGCCGGTCTTGGTGAGGCCATAGGCGTTCGGGCCTGTACCTTCCGCAACTGCGCGAACAGTAACCACGTTAGCGGCTGCGGTAGCGGAGACGGTTGCCTGATCCAGAGCATCCTCCCGCGCTTGGATGGCGGCGGCAAGCGCCGTAGCGTCTGCGGCATCCGTACCAGCGATGGAGAACTGCGAGGAGTTTGCTGCGGCACCGGCAACTGCGGTGTAGGTGCGGCCATTGACTGTAACCGTTTCACCGGCGACCGTGTTGACCAGCGTGATCGTACCAGAGGCGCGAACGTCCGTGATACTGGTGGTGCCCGTAACATTGGTAAGAGTACCGGCGTTGTTGTTGAGGGCGGCGATGATGGTGTCTTCAGGACGAATCGCGGCGAGGGGAATCTTAACCCCTGCCCCGGCACCGGCCAAAAGCGAGATGTTTAAACCCTGCAATTCAACCAGTGCGGCGAGTGCATCTGCGCCGATACCGGAAGCTGCAAGTCCTGCGAGATTATTCAGCATGCGTAACTCCTATCCGTGAGAGGCAGAAAGCACTAAGGGGCCGTAGCCCCCGAAGTGTGTTTCTTAGATGTTGGTGTACTTGACGGTAGCCTGCACGTCATCGATCTGAACCGCAACGCGGCAGGTCAGGACGATGATGTATTCGCGGGAGCGGATGTCCTTGTCGGTCTCAACACGAATGTCGCGCTGGATACCAAACAGCAGGTTCTGCGGGAAGGTCAGGATACCGGAGTTTCCTGCGCCAACAGCAGCCAACATCGGAGCCGCCTCAACTGCAACGCCCTGCGCGAAGATCGGCACGCTTTGCTGCAAAGCCGCATCGCCGTAGCCGGTTGCGCGTTTTGCCACATTCTGCCGGTACTTGATGGTATTCGCCACCGAAACGAAGTGCTTGAGCATCGACAGGTTGCGGAGGTACTTCTGCGGCATTGCCAGCAAGCCAGCGGTGAAGAGGTCGGGATTGCAGCCTGCCGAGGCGTTGTTGACGACGTGAGGCGTCATACGCTTCAGCCAACCGTCTTGCAGCGCAAGGTACGTATCGCCCGAGGCGGTATCACCGGCAAGACAGAGTTCTTCCAGATCAACAGCAGCGCGTTCAGCGATGAGGCGCATGATGTGACCTTCGAGGGAACCGCCTTCGATGTTGTCTTCCAAAGCTTCGTAGGGAATACGAACTTCAGCGATGACTTCCTTGGTCATCAGGCTGATCTGGGAAGTCGTGGGCTTGGCACGGTCTGCCTTGCGAACGTAGCGATCATTGCTGCCGTCGTCGTTCGCCCCGCCCGTCTGGATTGCGGCACGCAAGATTCGGGTATCGAAACCGATACGAGCGATCTTGCGCTCCGGCCCGTTCATGCGAACTTGGCGGACTTGCTTCAGAACAGTGGGCTGTTCCAAGATCAGGTCGATAAAGGTATTGGATTGTTCCGGCTGAAGCAAGCCACCGTTGGCGGTCAGATCGGCCAGTGCAAGGTCAGCACGAGCAATCAGGGATTGGTTCGGGGTAGTCATCGATGAATCTCCTAAAAAATTGAACTTTGAAATTGATTGCAAATCGCGTTGTTGGCGATCTGTTACTGCGACTTACGACCGGCGCTGAAAACGCCAGCAAACACGTCTTCCTTCCGGGCGACTACCACACTGTCCTTGCCGTCAGAACGTACCGTCGTGGAACCGGCCATGCTATCGAGCCGTTCAACAACAGTCTGCATTGTGGAAGCCAGACCCTCAACGGACTTGGCAACCGATTCCACCAGCGCTGCCGAAGCATCGCCTTTACCTTGGGTATCCACAACCGCGTCAGTCCGTTGTGCCGGTTCTGCAACGGCAACCGCCGTGGTCTTCGCGGCCAGCGCTGCGGTAACTGCATCCGCAACGATCTGGTTGAGTTCCGAGCGGGTAACGGTGATCGGGGTTTCATCCGCAACAACCGCAGCAGCAACGGCGGTGGGAGCGGCGGCGGGTTCAACGACAGCAGCAGCGGCAGCAGCCGGGGTTGCTTTGTCAGCGGTTTGTTGCGTCATAGTTTGCTTCTCCTTCTTGGTTTCCAAATTGGAACGATTGACTAAAACTACTTTGGCGGGTAGGCCATCAAGCAGCGACCCGATGTATGCCGAGAACTGCGTGGTAGCCCGACTGACCAATTCCTTACGGGCTGCGACTGGAAGCTGACTGTAGAACAGGATGTTCTCGATCAGACTACGCAAGCGGTATGTGGCATCCTCTGCCGCCTCGCAGAACTCAATGTCCGCAAGTGCTGCATTGAAATCAAGCTGCCCCCATCCCCATTGTCCGTAGCACTCTTCGCAGACTACTTCGGTAAAGGGTGACGCCACCAGCGTTACTTCCTGAACTGCGGCGCGGGTGACAACTGCCACTACGCCGGTTTCTACCTCAACCCGCCGAATCTCTGCGTCAGGATCGAACTCGGAACGCACGACCCGGATCAGTTTGTCAGTATTTTCGACCCCTTTCTCAAGGAAGTCAATATCGAAACGCTTGAGGTAGTCCATGACAGCAGGTTCGCCGTCGAACTTACCCTTGTCGAATTCGACTGCAACAATCTCGATGTAGGGCATCGCATCTGCCGTAGGCGCGGGAGTCTCCGCACGCTGTACCCCGGCTTTGCGGCCTTCGCCAATCATGACGGTAACTGCGTCATCCGGCAGGGTGGTAAGGTCATTCCGCTTCAGGCATTTACGGCCATCGGCAGTCTGGGTAACTTCGTAGTCTTCCAGACCGTACTCTTCAGCAATCGCCGCTACGTCCTCGTCGGTAGCCCCTTCGGGGAACTCAATGAAGAGCAGCGAAGATCGTTGAGTAGAACGGATACGGCGACGACGCGTTGCTTCAACGGCGGGTGCCTTTTCAGTCATATCAACTTCTCCACTTTTGTCATCTCGAATAACCTTGAACGCTACCTGATTGGCTGGCCTACCAGTCAACGTCAAGAACTTTGGTTCAACAAGTTTACTTACTTCAACCGGCTTTGTCACTTCCTCGGGTACGCCGTCCATACGCCGCCTTGTTACACGGTTCATTTTCCATCCTTTCCTTGCACAAGATTGTAACGATGTACATGCCCCGCAGATTCATCCGTTGTGGTATGCACCGATATTGTGTGTGAATGCCCGTCATTGACAGTAGTGCCGCCATCGATAGGGCGATTCGTCTCATCCACCAAAACGAAGAACTCATGCGTATGCCCGTCCGTAAGGTCAGGCTCCGTTACTCCTTGCCGAATTCCATCATCCACCATCGTAATGAAACCGGAGAAGAATTCAACAAGCGCTTCGTAGGAATACCCGTTGATTTCACCGGACAATACGCCTGCCCATAGGGTATCGTCAAGAATCTTCATCCCGACAACCCAAGAACCTTCTATGAAATCCAGATCGCCGGGGCGTACGATGAACGACTCAACTACTACAGCGCAGAGGCCGGTAACGTCGATGTTGTTATGCTCAACGTCAATGCCGTAGCCCTTCATCATGAACATGTACGCGGCTTGCTTAATCCCTTCCCGCGTCCAATAGTCCCCATACACGTTCGCTACTTCGGGAACCAAAACCTCGGCAAATACGACACGCTCCCATGTCGCATCATTGCGTACGTGCAGATTCATCTCTTTTGCAATCGATTTCAATTTAGCCCCCTTCGTTACCCGGTTGCTGCAAAGAAACGTCGCCAGTATCTTCGGTGCCCTTTATGGCTCCGTCCTTGATGGCCTGTTCGTTATGGGTTCCGCCTGTCTTCGCGGGATCGATACCAGTATTGCCGCTGTCCCCCTTGGCCGAAAAGATGATCGGTTTATCCATCCAGTCTTCGTACCCTTCCTCGCCTTTTTCCGGGTATGTCGGGATGTCGATCTGAAGAATTTTGTTAGCGGCTTCCAGAGCAGAGCGCGGGGTTACTGCGCCCATTACGTTGAGGGCCGTCAAGCTCTTGATAAGCCCTTCTGGATTGGTGATGGCCGGGGTCTTGCTGCGCAGGCATACGGTCTTGAGGCCAAGCCCTTGCGGGTGATTCACAAAGCGCTTGTTATAGACCTCATCGAAGAGCGTACGCGCCGGGGCATACACCTGTGTCTCTGCGATGAACTGCGAGACGTTCGCCGTTGCAAAGGTGACATCCTGAGACAAGCCTACCGATGCAGGCGGGAGACGGAACGAAGACCGTACCTTAGCCTGATTGGATGCGTCGTACTCTTTGAAAAGACCGTCGCTAGGCCGGGAGTCCGTCAGCTTATCAACCTTCAACTGAACGGTGCCTTTGTCATCCAGACTTTCCCGTTCGGGAACCGCCTCGATAAGCAGTACTTTGTTCTGCCGATCCTTACCCACGCCTTGATCGTTTAACAGGCGCTTAAGCTCGCGGAAAGATTCGCCCGTTAGTCTGCCCCCAGAGACAGACAGAATCATCGGCGGGACGGTGTTATCCTCGAAATATCGCAGGTTTACTTCCTCTGCCTCACGACTACCGAGGATGGACGGTAGCTGGTTGATCCAGCGCGGTACTCCGTAGGCGTCTTCCGAGTTCTGCTTGATGTGGATCAGTTCAGTCGCTTCATCTTCCGGCGCTACGGGGTTGTCCTTCGTCTCAAAGAGTCCCGTACGGAAATTCAGCTTTCGCGGATCGCCAAACTCTTTGAAGTAGACGATCACACCGGCTTCTTGCTGGCGGTAGATACGGAAGGTACGGAGTTCGGTAACGTAGGAAGTACGCGGCCCTCGCTTGACATCGTACTGTACCTTGACAGGGTTGATGTCCTTCGGGCATACGCGGGTAATGGAAGAGCGTGCGTGGCGTAGTACAGATACCCGGCGTGCCCTGTCGCGGATCACTTCGATGTACCCATGACCAAGTTTCTCGTAGTCCCCCACAACCTTCGCATGAAGGGTAGTCAAGGACTCTTCAGAGTTGGCATTGTCGATAAAGGATTGAAGCTCATCGGCTTCTGCGAGGTCTGCGGCTATCTTCTTGTCAATCGGTACGATTTCGTAGCCGCATAGCGCGATATTGGTTACGTACGCTTCAACGCACTGCCGAAGCATATTGCTCTGCCCGTAGGTAGCAACCAGTCCGTCAATATCGAAGGGAGGGAAGATCGGTGCTGTACTCCCGGCTAGACCGTGTGTGTGGTCTGGATCAACCTGCCGCGAAACATCCGCTCTTTTAGAAGGGGCGCTCAGAACAGATGTCCTTGCGCTTACGGTTCCGCGACTGCGAGACCGAGTAATTCGTTTTGGTTCCATGCAATCCCCAATCAGGAGGGTTTGGTTACGTTGTTGTACACGTATCCGCGTTCGCGCATTAGCGTGTTCAGGCATATCGGCTGGTTGTTATCGTCAAAGATAGTCATATTGACAATCCATCCGCCTTTGCCTTCGGCAACTACCTCAACCAGACACTTACCACTGACGAGTGACTTTGCCTCATCTCGTACCCGTCCTGCGTCCGTATCTGCGCGTGCTTTGTACGCGTTCGGCGCATCGACACCGTAAAGACGAACACGCGTCTTTTTGTAGAGTCCATCCACCCCGAGATTCACCATTACGATGAAGTCGTCACCGGAGTGTACTTCCTCGACTTTCGCTTCGTATATTCTACCGTTTTTCACGTATCACCGCCCCGTATGTGAGAGAGTTGCCTGAAGACTATAAATAGTTTAACAGAAAAAGGCAACAGACTAAAACTACGGGCAACAAAAAACCCGCACTAGGCGGGTCTCTTGGTTTTGCAATCAATTTCAAATTACGTTTTTGCCTGCTTTTTCCGGTAGGCTAGCATGCGTCCTCCGTAGTACTGTACCTTCTCTGCGTCATAGACCCCATGAGTATCCTGCCCCTTCTTCTGAAGTCCCAGAGTTCGTGCTGCGCAGGATCGCCATATCGCCTTGAATGCACAACCTTCCGCAAAGGTCATACCCAACGCCTCGATAATGTCCTCGCACTCTGCTGTATATGGCTCAAGGCGTTTCGGTTCATCTACTTGCACAAGGTAGTAGTTGACATTGTTACCTGTAAATTCTGCTTCAGCCATGCTACCCCCTACTCTGAAAAGGATTCCGCCCAAAGCGGAACTTGTATAAAACGCATCCGGTAGCTGTGCAGTGCGCTACCTCCCTTGGCTGTGCCCCCATACAAAGGACACAAAATGCTCGAATGGCCTTGAGTGGCGACTTGGCGCGTGCCCGGTACTTCTCCTCGATCCGATCTTGCGCTTCCTTTATCGTCTCTCCTTCTACTACCTCGTAGACAGGCTCATTGAGTAAGTCTGCGGCTTCGTTACCTGTGCCCGTACCTTCCTCTTCGGCCTCATCATCGTCCGCTGCTTCCGGTTCAGCTAGCGGTAGCGGTCTTTGCCTGCGTACTCTTTCCACCATTTTCTGCTCTCCTTATTTTCTTGAGCCATTCGGGTTTATCGGGGGTCTCCCATAGCAACACGCCTACTGAAGACCCGATGTAATATGCGAAAATTCTCCACACTTTTGAACTACGCGCATGCACTATCTTCAAGTACCCTTCCTGCCCTACGCCTAGCCCGTACGGTAGCGCCTTACCGATAGCCACTACAAGGTCGTCCGAAAACTTGATGTAGGCGAATCCCTTTCCGTGGCTATCCGATACCTGCACTACCCCCGCCATGTACTTGCTGTCCTGTGGCTTGTGTGCGTGCTTCAGGGCAAACTTCTTGTACTCGCGGGGAAAGACGGCATTACGATACCTAGCCCCCATTAGCTCCCCTCCCCATGTGCATTACCCGACTAATCTCTTCCATTACTGCCGGGTCTATCCCAAACACTACCGGAGCGTCTGGTGCTGGTAGGCTTTCCGGGTCTAGTGGTAAGGCTTTCTTTTTTACCACGATCCTGCGCATTACCTTGTCCTCCGTACCCGAGTAATGGGCGCTACCGGGGAGGGTGTTGGTCTCGTCCGCGTGACGCGCTGTACCGGCGCTTCTACTTCCTTCAGAGGTTCCGGTCTTTCCTCCGGGTCTGCCGGGTATCCAGTGAAGGTAGCAAGCCAACGCTGAATTGCGCGGGATGCCTCAATCTTCGCATCCGATAGCGAGGCTGTGTAGGCAACCGGCCCCCACATTCCCGGCAATTGTAGATACGTACCGTATCCTTCTTCTTTCTGAAGCGGTGCCTTTTCCTTGTGGATAATCCTGCCTGCCCACGTAGAGCCGATATAGACATAGACCTCCCTTTTCTTTTGCAGGAAGTTTATCTTGTACTCGACCGTTCTTGCCCTTGTCACTCGATCAATCGTCATGGCTGTCAATCCCCGTTACGCGTACTACCCCGCGCTCATTATCTACCGATACCCCATTGATGTACCCGCTAAGGTTCATCAGATGAAGAGCTACTTCCGCCGCGTCGTTCGCAGTCATGTACGCTGGCGGAATGAAATCGATTGCAAAATGTTCCTTCCAACTGAATAGCGGATAGTCGTTAAAGCGGAACGACTCGTACCCGCGTACGATGCTCAGCCGGGGAACGTCCATCAGTTTCAAGAGTGCGTCGTAGGTTCTCCCGGCGTCTGCAAATACTTGTCCAACTCTTCGCATATCTGGCGCGTTCGCAATTCCTTCACGTATTGCATGCGTTGAGTAACAGAAGTCGGAAGCAACCGCGTATTTAGAAACAGGGATATGCTGAAGCTGTCTGATACCCCCGCCATGATATGTTGGATAACCCGCCCCTCTCCAGTCATGGACAAGTGAAAGGCTCTCAGCTTGCTTACGCCTTCCCGCCGCCGTAGCGCTCTTCTTGATAAATTCAGGCTTCTCGCCCTTTTTCCCGCCATACCTGTTTTCATAGAATGCTTTCCTTGGCTTATCGAGTTCGTTGATCTGGGTAGCTACGCAGATGAAAGGGCTTTCCGAGTACGTAATCATTCGTGAGTACTCGTACTCCTCGTCTATCTGGTGCGCCAGTTCTGCCGGGGACTTTGTGAGTAACGGATGGTGTAGGCAGATGTCCGCTGCCGCCCCCTTATCCCATCTATGGTACGAAGGCTGCGTAGGGTCTTGGTACGTCACGATCTTTTTGCTCAGATCGGGAGAAATATAACCGTAGGAAATACTCATCGGCCCGTACTTCTGAAGCAGAGGTTCAAGCAGGGACTCGCATAGATGAACCGCCTCGCTGATCTTCTTCCCGTCAGGATCAACAAAGAGGTTCTTGTGGCCTTTCGTATAGACCGAATGGCAACCCATGAAGTCTGACAACAGGAAGTGATCGGATAGCCGTACCGTAGTTGGATCAATGTAGGCCATCAGTGCAACGTCCTTGTAGGAGGAACCGGCCCGGTAGTGTCATCGGTTATTACTTCAACGGCTCCCCCGGCCGACATGGAGGCTACGCGCTGTAGCATCGGTAAAATGTCCGCTACTTCCCGCTCGTGACTGGCCCTAACCTGCTCAGCCTCCGCGCCAAAGTACAAAGCAACCCCCGTACGCTCCGGGTGCATGACCAAAATCTCATTCACCTTGCGGCTGATGGTCTTGGCGTCTCCCTCTTCCGGCAAGTCTTCGAGGGCCAGAACGAAGCTGAGCATCAAAGTGATCGTAAAGTCAGCGTTTTCCTTGGAAGGGTTCTCAAGGTACTTAAACGCCTGATCTTTCAATCCTTGATACAAATCTGCCCAAGAATTGCATTTATCCGTGGTTTGGGCGTTGATTTTGTCCAGAATAGCCAATCTTTCGGCTGTTTTGGGGTCTTTTTCGTCAAATTCCGGGTACTTTTCGCTCATTTTTACCTCCTAAAGCGACTAAAAAGGGTCTATTTACGACCATTTTACGCCTTTTTTACCTTGAAACTACCGTCAGTTGCCTCAAATTTTGCTAGTTTTTTACGTTGAAAATCGGGATTTCGGGCATAGAAGACGTGATTCCCTATCCTGAATACCTTCACGAAGCGCTTATTCCAGTGCGGTTTTACGTGTATGGAGTGGAAAAACTCTGCATTTTGTAGGGTATCTGCATGCGCAAGGGCGTACTGTGCGGCATCCAGAGACGCTTGCCATCCCTTAGCATGTACCGGAAGCTTGCTCTTTACTATCCGGTACTCTTTACCCTTGCCCTTTCGCGTTACGACCATGTAGGTATCGGGCTTCCACGAGAACTGCCCCTTCTCAAGAACTACCTCGCACTCCGACATACCGCGAATCTTTGCCCGGTTGAGAACCACCGTAGCTACTGCGCGTTGCCCATCCACCGGCTCACCCCGAGCCTCTTGAAAAACAGTTAAAGCTAAACAAAGTAAAATCGTATTCATAAGTACCTCATGCAATTTGACCGATTTCTCGAATTCGCACAGCCACTATTACGTACCTACTTCCTCGGTTTCTAGCAATACCGAAATCAGAGAACTTCAGGAAGTGGTCAATGAACTGTACGGCGATCAATCTGTCGTTTTCTTTAAGGCCATACCACATTCTATAAAGGCTCCTTTTGAAATTGATTTCAAATTTCTGTGAAATTCGTTAGCATGCTGTATGCCGCCCCCTGTACCATTAACGGATACTCATTCGCATACCCCGTACCGGCGATCATATCGTCCCGGCTAGTGCAGTGCTTGTGCTGGTGATCGAAATCGTCCCACCCTTCGTTTAGCTCAAAACAGAGTCGATCAAACTCATGATCCGTAATCACCGAACGATTCAAACGATAGTAGAGAAACGAGGTTACTAGGTATATTTGAAGCTTATAGCCCAACCCCTTATTCCAGTCGATCATGAAACGTGGCCTAGCGTCCATGCTCTTAGGTACTTCGCGTAGGCCGCTATCTATTACCATTGGCCTTACCCGTCGCACCCTTGCTACTGGCTCTACCGGCTCCGGTACTGCCCGTACTCTACGTACCCGGAGTGGAGTGGATTCTACCACATCAGGTACTCTAGTTCTACGTATTCGTTGCATCTACTCGCCTATCTTAAGAAGCCTGCGAATGTTCAGTAGCTGCCTACGGGTCATACCTTCAGGAAGCTCATGGAGGTTGGCAATTTCCCGCCGTAGCGCCGACCATGTATTGTAGAGAGCGCGTTCTTTCTCCCAATCCTCCCGCGTACAATAGATAAAACCGGGCGGTCTCTCGTACCCCCGGCCTTCACATACCCCTGTGTATCGGTTAGCCTTGAAACCATTACCCAGAACGGCCCATAGGTTCCCTACCTCGATAACCTTGACATACTCTGAATTGATGTACCGGGCTTGCGAGTGGAACCAAACCATCTGCCCCTCCTCTACGCAGAGTGATACCGTCCTAGCCATGCATTTCTCCCTTTTGCAATCGATTTCAAAACTAACGAAGCTGATCCTTCACTTCGTCCACCAACAAGTCCTCAAGACCCGCTGGCATATCCGTTACTAGATACCCTTGCCACGTATCGGTATGGAATACGTAGATTTCGTAGGTCTCCTTACCTGCGTCCGCCCACCGAATCATTCTGTGGTGCCCATCAACCGTAAGCACCGAACCATCTCTCATCAACGCCCCGACAATAGGCTTGGATAGGTGCGGCTCACAAAGACGCTTGATCTTCCAATCCTCAACGCCCCGACGATTCTTGACGAAATCAACGAACTCGTGATCGATGGCTACAGTAAGGAAATCTACCTGCCCTGTAGTAACCAAGAACTCTGCGGCAGCGGACATAGCCGTAGCGTTGAAGTGGCGTACCTCGTGAGTATCCTCATCGATATGCGTAAAGATTTCATCCATCGTTCCGCAGTCTTTAACTTTCATGCTATCGCCCCCTCCATGTGCCAGACCCCATGCTGTAGCCTTGCGTGCCGATCTGGAAAAACCCCGTAGGTTCAGTGACAATATCCACCCGGTACTCGTAGTCATCAAGCAGGGTAGGAAGGTCTTGGCCGACCTTGATATTCTCTTCCATGTTCAGTACCCCTACCTCGCGCTTGGCGATGTCGCTCTCGACCGCCGCAGCAAACATGTTAGGGCCGTTCTTGCACGTCAAGCGCTTGAGTACTTCCTTGCGGGTCTCAATGCTGCCCTTCAGGTCTTCGATGGCGTTTCTGGCCTTCTCTATACCCCCATTAACCACGCGTTTAGACTCAAGGATGAGGTTGTAGTGCTCCACGTCCTGTACCTTGTCGATCAGGGCAAACAAGACGGCTACAAGCTCCCTTAAGTGGTGATGTTCCTTACCCACATCGTTCTCGATTGTTCCGTCCGCGTCGTACTGCTTACGCTTGTGTTCGTCAATCAGAACCTCATAGGCAGCTACTACTTTCTGAAAGGCTTCTTTGTCTCCTTCCTCTTTGTCAGGGTGAAGTTTCTGTGCCTTCTTCCGGTACGCCTTCTTTACCTCCGCACTGTCTGCGTCAGGGGAGATACCAAGAATGTCATAGAGACTTTGCTGCATCGCCTGCCCCCTTGGTAAGTTCAGCCACTTGCCGCTCAAGGTCTATGATCCGAGCCGCTTGCCACTGAACGAAATCTACACCGCCGGTCATACGGGCCTCGATCATCGACCAGATTACAGGAGTCTCAGGCCAATCATCCTCGACTACAACACACGACAACTCTCCGCGCCCGTGCGCTTTACGCTCTGCGTTGATCCTGTCGTACATGCGCTGTAACTCATTCTGCTCCGTGAAACCAAGGAAGGTAGCTATGTCCTTCTTCTTGAATACCACGTAGCGTTCTTCACGTACAAACGCCTTCTTCTGTGCATTGCTCATAGGTCGCCCCAAAAGTTAAGATGTCCGAATTCTACCGTGTCTTTGCGCGAATAGTTTCTTCACGTAAAGCCCAATCCCGTACCGCGTCAAGTATCCCTCTATCAAAAGGGTGGCCGGGTTCAAAAGGACAATCCGCCTGCTGCTCCAATTCCTCCATTACGGATAAATCCCCTCCGCTAGAAAGTAGTCGCCCTGCCGCATAGCAGTACCCATCGCTCTGCTGCTGTACTCTTCGTGCTTCAGCTAGCTCCTGTAGCTGCTCGTGAATCCATGCAAGCATATTAGTGTCTCCCTCTACTATGTACCGATCCGGGTAGCTGCCCACGAGAAGGGCCATAGGTCTGAACCCCTACCTGACTGCCATAAACAACGCCTACAGACGCCGTATAGTACTGGCCGTTGTTCCCACCATATACCTGAACTCCGGGTACTGGCTGGACGGCGCGTACAGGGTACGTACCGCTCGTGTAATAGGGGGTTACGTTGCTGCCGCTGTACTGCGCGACTACTGCCGTGGTGATGACCCGAGGCGCATGCACTACCGGCCCTACGTCCCCGCAAGAAATACTCCGGTGGCTGGCACTTACTTGGGTAGTGGTGCATTGCGCGTGAGCTATCGACATACCGATCATGCACAGGGAGATTAGGCAACATCCGAAGGATACGCCAATCCAAAAACGAGTGTTCATATCAGTCCCCTTTCGCAAGGTAAGAGACAAGCATTGACTTCACCCAAGCGATGCGGTATTCGCAATCATAATCGCCGTTGTAGGCATCGAAAAGCAAGCGGCACTTGGCGTGATGCTTGATCTCGTTGCCCGGGACGGCCTTGATTACTTTGAAATCAATTTCATTTTTCATATAACCTCAATCGATTGACTACCGAATACGCGATCTCGAAACACCATTGCGTGATTGGCGAACGATACCCCTCGCCCTTACGCTTGCCGGGGAGGTTGTGCGCCTGCACCGCCTCGTCAAATACCTGCCTGAAGCGAGGACTATCCGCATCAAAGACCGGTAGCGTCGGCTCCTTGGGTATGCTGTTCAGCACCGGAGTTGCGAGGTCGGGGAGGGAGAGGGCTTCGATTACACTGTCGTAGGTGATGGGGTAATCTCGACACTCGTCTAACGCCTGTTCGCAATCCACAAGAGCCTCTCGCATCTTCTCATTCTGCTCTGCGAGTGCTGCGAGCTGTTTAGTAAGTTCTGCCAACTCCTGATTAACTAAGTGTTGACTTGGGAGCTTTGCACACCACTCAACTAAGGACATTTCGCGTTCAACAGACATTGATAATCTCCTGCATTTGTAATTTTAAGTTCCTGTACTTTGAAGCGGCGGCTTCAAATCCAGACTTATACTCATCCCGCTCCTTCCTCAGCTTCTCAATCTCAGCCACGAACCACTGGCAATGCTCGGCGGTTACTGGCTCAAGAAATTCGTGCGGTTGAAGTCCTTGTGAGAATTGTGGCGGAACGTCTAGATCACACCGCATGACCACTAGAGCTTCCAGCTTCTCGACTTGCTCGCGTAGAGCGAGGGTTTCATCGCGCAGCAATTGCTCAAGGCTTGGCTGCTGCGCAGCATTCGCGTACTTGTTTGGGTTCATAGCTTCTTGTCCTCCATTGCATACAGTGGCACGATCTTCGTTTCGATAGGCTCACCTTGAATCCGCTTGACGGTTTCTGTCGCGTGCTTCTCCACATCAACGGTTCGGTATTTCACCCAAGCACACTCGCGGTCTGTCCAGCGAACCCAGACTTCCCATGCTCTGGCGTTCATGGCTTCTTGTCCTCCGGCTCCGCTACCTCGCTAGGTTTATGGAACAACAAGGATTCCAGCATGTTCATTGTTTCTCCTTTTTGAAATCAATTGCAAAATTAACGAAGTCGCCTTCTTGTCACTACTCGCTCTCCGTTGTTGTACGATACGTTCTCTACGTACAGTGGTTAAGCATAGTCCTCCCTGTACAGTCTTCCCCGTCTAGGCAGTGGTGGATCGTCCTCTTCGTCCTCCACTGCTGGCGGGTCTTCATCATCCGTCTGATAACCCGCTGCTCTTGTCCTTGCATACTCGGTCAATCTCTCTGCTACCTCTTCCGGCACTCCCCGACCTACTGCATAATCCCGATCCCCGTAGGCAGCATCCGTCAATCTTGTAGAGACCTCTTCGACTTCGTTTGTCTCCTCCCGCAAGTCCATCTCGCTCTGTACCGCAATCAGTGCCTGCGACAACTTGACCCTAGCCAACCGCAACCAGCCATCGGTCATCAACATAACGTCTTCAAGATTGACTTCTTTCTTCTGTCCATCCAGCAGCCGTTCGACCGTCAATTCTGTCCCGTCATCAGCGACGCAACTCCCCACGACCTGAACGACGCGCATTATCAATGTAGCCCCACCCGGCTCAACAACGAACGCACCTACATCTATTTCCGGTTTCTCTTTCCGAGTAACGTCAGGCAACCCCGCTATAGGATCACGCCTAACCCTTATCCTTCTTTGTCGATCCATAAATCAACCCCTTCAGCGCAATGTAAGCATCTTGGATGCTATTGAATAGAGCAATGTTCTATACCGACATTATACAAAGAATTTGATAGGTACGCAATAGCCACAATATATAGTAGGAGATGTGTTTTCAAAGTACATTCGGACTCCCCCGATTGCCCCTAAGTCGAGCCAAAGAAAAACATTCATGCCCTCCGAATGCCCTCCAAGAGCCATTCTACGAATACCAAAAATTTGATATACCTGAACTTAAATTTTCGATACGTTTCAAATCATCGCAGCACCGCCTACTAGAAAGATCGATCAGACTGCACGAGTGATTTTTCTATGCCAGGGTTTTTGCCGGGCATAAACCATGCCATGTTACATAACGGGGAAAGCAAGAAAATATATTATCTTTTTTACCTTCCCCGCTTTGCTATCTTACTTCGCCCAGATTGCTGCGAAAGCTTGCCGCATTAGGCCGGTAGAAAACGATCCCCAATACAGCATATTCGGGAATGTGATAGACGGGCTAACCTTTGTAGTCGGCTGACGGCTCCATTCAGGGAGAGTCGGCCCGTTAGCATGTAGCATGCTAGCGATGGCTTGGAATTTCTCAGGGTCGGCTGCTACCCTTTCCGCATTCCATAACATCGCCCCTTGTTCCGTAAGCTTGATGCCTGCCGCTACCTTTACCAAGTTACCCTTGGCGACATGATACCCGATCGCCTTTTTGAGATGTTTGTTTTCGATCTTCGCGACGGTACCGGCAACAAGCGAAAAGATGCCGCTTTGCTTTGCTGCCGCTTTGCTTTGCGCCTTTTCTGCCTTCTTCGCCATTTCCGCTTTATGCACATCCTTTAATGCTGCCGCTTGTTTTTTGTCGGTTACTTTGGCGACATACGAAGCGAAAGAGGAAACCGGCGTATTGTTTGCGCTTGCATTGGCTTTGGTCGTTTGGGTCGTCGTTTTGGTTTTCATGGCTTTATCCTTTATGGAATTAGTCGGGGCGGTATTGCCTGCCGACAATTGCTATTCTCCGCAGTGACAAAGCCAAGTCAACTACTTTTTGCAATTATTTTAATTTATTTTTGCTTCACATTTATTGCAATCGATTTCAATAAAACAGGCATGATATTTGCTAAGGCACAAACCATACCATCACGCAGCAGTCGGGTACTCAGCAGCAGACACCACCAGCATACAGCACGCGCATATAGTAGGATCACCACCACGATGCACTGTGTATTGATAACTGTGTGGCACCACCACGCTCATATAGGTATCAGTAAAGGGGTGGCACCAAGTCCTCCCCCGTTTTACTGATTAGCAGAATACGATGATTGGCGTATGCGTATGGATGCAATAACGCATGGCAGACAATGTGATGGTGATTTGTGCAGGTTTCATTTGTGTTCTCCTTTATGGATTGAACAGGGTTGGTACTACTAGGCGGCGATCAAGTCCTCGTTCCACATGCGCTTGAAGAGTGCCTTATCGCCCTTGCGTGCAGAGTGTTGTTGTTTGCTCTTGAGTGCAGACATCTTCCCTGCCCGATTAACGCGACGTTGTTCGATTTCTTCTTTCGACAGTCTGAAGGTCTTGCTCACTTTGGTTCTCCTTTATTTGAAATTGATTTCAAAAACTACAACCCCATCCTAGCCATCCAGAATGGGGCGGGTCAATACTCAGTCGATTGCCGGTTCCATCACTTGATGCAATTCGCTATGTGCGAGGCAGGTCTTACCCGTATTGATCGCATCGTCCAGATCATCGCTATGGTAGGACGAAACACAGAGCTTCTTATCCGTCCCCAGACGATACACTTTGGCGTTGTACTCTTGCCACTCGTAGTCCTTGTACACCTTCAACACATAATGCTCGGTGTTTTCGACCATCATCAGTTTCTTGGCTGCCATGACATTCTTCCTATATGGAGTTAATGAGATTTCATTATACCTATTTCACTATATATAGGAGCATCACATACATGCATCACATATATAGTGCAGCCAGAGGTTTTCTACACGCAGCACTCAGCACCACCAGACAGCACCACCACTCACCACGCACCACCACTATATAGGTATTGCAAATCACATGGCACCACCAGACACCACTATGTAGCTATATAGTAAGGGCAAGATCACACGACCCTGCCCCAAATGCTTACCAGCCTGCCTGTACGCCCAGACCGTTATCCGCACTATATGCTTTGATGTTGCCCAGATCGGTAGAATGGTTTTCGCAGAAGTACTTCACTTTGAAATCCACAATACCCTGTTCGGTTGCCAGAACCCGAACCTCGTTCTCACTATCGGCGCGGAAGAACAGCTTAACCCAGTCCTCACGCTCTGCCCCGCCCTCAAGCACGTGGATAACTTTACCGACAACTTTGAACACTGACATGATTCTCTCCTTAGTGAAGTGGTGCCAGAAAGTGATTAACCCGGCCCCAATGGGCGCGGACAAGATAACCATAATCATCCATTACGAAAGTCTCCTTCATCCCGCCACGGATGACGAGGGTACGGTGGAAAGAAAACTTGCTCACGACAACCTCCTTTGAAATTGATTTCAAAAACAACGAGACCTAACTATATAGTGTCAGCCGTCGCTAACAACTATCACATCAATTCGCGTTTTCCTTTAACGTCCCATAAGCGAATCAAGCAAAGGACGGATATATAGTACCGCTGCACTATATAGTGTGCGCATCACATACATACCATTCACCACATATATAGTGGG